ACGGCGGGAGGTCGTGCAGAATCTGCGGCCGGCTCATGGACAGACTCTCATATCATCGTCGAAAGGAGAGCAGGGGTGTCTAAAGAGGAAATCCTGGCGCACGTCGCACAACTCGGCGCGGCGCGGAAGCGGCTTGAACGCGAGCTGGCTGCTCGCATTCCATCTGTCGATGCTGACTTCTACTACGACGCGCTGGACCGTCTCACGGCCGCGTGGGCGCTGCGGCTGCTAACCCGCGTGGGCCACGCAGAAGGGCACCAGGCGTGCATGAGATGCCAAAAGTACCGCAAGCTCGCCGACGCGCTGGTCGCGGACCTCGGGGAAGCAGGGAGGATGGTGTGACGCGGTACAGGAAAAAGCCCATTGTCGTCGAAGCGTTCCAGATGACCGAAGCGCGGCGCTCGGATAGCAGTGAGTGGCCGTCGTGGCTCAATGATGCGTGGAATCGCACCGGCGAAGGTGCTCTCTGGATTGACACGGATGACCCCGACGGCCTGCGCTTGGTCCTCGGCACGAAGGAGGGAGTCCACCGCGTCTCGTGGAACGATTGGATCATCCGCGGTATCGAGGGTGAGTTGTACGCCTGCTCGCCGACCATCTTCGCAATGACATACGAACCTGCACCATGACACGACGGCGCGTGTCGCAAGTGCAGGGCGGTTGGCTGATTTCTCGTTGTGGGACCCATCATATGGACATTACTAGGAATAGGAGGTTACTGTGCCCATCGTAGGCTGGATCTGTCCCATTCACAGAGATGAGGTAAGTTTCGATCACTTCGACACGTGTAATGCGTTACAGGGGAGAGCGGCTTACTCTCCCTGGCTCGCACGGTTCGCCGCGGAGAAGATTCTCAAGGACACGAGGCATCTCTCCCTCGATCTCACAGCTACACGTGTGCTCGGCTGCCCTCGTGCTACCTACCTACAGACACAGTTCAGTTATCATGTAGACCCATCCAAGCGCGCGCTGATGGATAGGGGCACGGCGTTGCACGGTGTCGCGGCGACCATGATGGGAGACCGCTGGGGCACCGAACATACCGATCTCGTCAGGATGACCCTGGTGGGCAAGCTGTTCGGCCACGACATCAGCGCAGCCGCGGACGCGATCCGTAAGGATCTAGGCGAGATCGTGGATCATAAGTTTCCATCTGACTTCTCCGTGCAGTATCGCAAGAAGAAGCAGGGTCGGCTGCGGCTGTCCGACAAGGTAGGCGGCAACTACGTCGCGCAGTTGAACATCGAGAGGCTGTTACTGGCACAGCAACCTTGGGCCGTCGAGGCGGGGTATGATCCTGGCAATGTCCTGCTGACTGTGTGGGATCACGCGACCGGGTCAAATGATCCCCCCGAGCCCCTCGCGGTGGATCATGTGGAGGAGGATGAGTTGGCCAGCTTCCATCCTAGCGGAGGGGATGCGACGGTAGTTGACATTGTGGAGGAGCTGACGTTCGCCAAGCAACAGGAGGTCGTGCCGGCACAGACCATCGTGGAGAAAGAGCAGCGTGCGGCTAGCCTCTTACTAGTGGGCGAGACACAGATGGATGGGAAGAAGTGCGCTAGTTACTGTGATGTCGAGCCTGCATGTACTAAGCTATTAAGGAAGTACGGGAGGCCGGCCATAACATGACACGCCTAGTGTGTGCTGGGAGATGGAAGTGAGACTGGAGACCGTGACTGAGTATCTTGCTCGCGGGGGCCACATTACCCGTGTGCCGTCGGGCATGAGCAGCAGGAATCTCAAGGAGGAGTACAGTGACCGGCTAGTTTGGCTCTGGGGGCCAGGGTATCGGGAGAGGCGGGAGCAGGCACGGTTACAGGGGCGATGGAACACGGAGCGAACTCCCAAGCCATGAGCAAACTAGTTCCAGGTTACGGCCCCTTCACCGCCCCGCTCCTCGTCATAGGTGAGGCGCCTGGGAAGGAGGAGGTACTGGAGGGCCGGCCGTTCGTTGGCGCCTCGGGCTGGCATCTGCGAAGGTTCATCAAGGCAGCGGGGCTGGATCCGGAGGCCGATTGCCGGTATGACAATGTCATTCCCTACAACCTAGGAGCCCTCCCCAAGTCGGCCGGGGGGCTGCGTAAGGTGGTGGAGGAGCATTGGGACCACCTGGGGGATACGCTAGCAAGAACGACTGCGCGGGCTGTGTTGCTGGTAGGCAGGGCAGCATTGCTGCGATTGACAGGTAAGACTGGCATCCTACGGGAACACGGATCGGTCTACATGATCGGCACCCCCATGATCGCCACTGTCCACCCCGCGGCCGTGTTGAGAACTAAGCTAGAGTCATACTGGCCGCTGGTCGAACGGGCTGTCAGTAGAGCCTGTGACTACGCGAGGGGGATGCCGTTCGATCTGGNCGCGCAACACCCACCGTGGGAGTACGTGNGGGCGCGGCAGTTGGATGCGGCCTTGTCTACTGCTAANATCGTCGCGATCGACACGGAGTTCGACGAGCGGACGAACCGCCCGTTCCTGGTCGGTCTCACGGTGAACGGGNACAGTGTAATGTCATGTAAGCCGACGACCGATGTCGTGCTGGTGCTCAAGAAGCATATGCTACGTCGTGATCTACACAAGATCATGCACCACGCGCCCGCGGACATCACAGCTCTGCTGACACTAGACATCGACACCGCCCCGCCTGTGTTCGATACGATGCTAGCTCACTCGACCTGCTACTCGGATCTGCCAGTAGGGTTGTCGTCCGTCNCGCTCTTCCATCTGCATCACTGGTGTAACTGGAAGGACATGCCGCATGATGATCCTCGCTACAATGCTATAGATGTGATGGCAACGTGGAGGGTACATGGATTGCAGATCGGTGAGCTACATCGGCTAGGTCTGACGGAGGTCTATCACAAGGAGGTCCTCCCGGCCATGGCCTACACGATGGCGATGGAGGCGAGGGGGTTGCAGGTAGATCACGACCGCAGCCTGGCGCTGGTGAGCAGTGCGCGAATCGAGCAGCGCCGGTTGATGAGTACCGTGCGAGACGGCGCTGGGGCTATCTTTGAACGTCGCAGGAGGCCGCTGGAGACAGACCGAGATGTCCAACTTACAGAGATCGCGACCATCGAGGGGCAGCATAACCGTGAAGTGGTCTCCTATTGCCTGACCCATGACACCTACGTTGGCCTGGCCAAGAAGAAGTTCGGTGAGTGTGCCTGCCCTGACATCTACAACCATCCCTGGAACGTAGAGCGCCGTGCAGTTCTAGCCGCGAAGAGAAAGCTGGTCGCCTCCATCTCGACCAAGATCAAACGCTGGACGCCTGGGTCTACCATGAAACGTGCGCGGGGCGGCAAGATGGTAGAGGCCCCCACAGGATTCGACCCGGGCAACAATGATCACCTACGGTGGTTGCTCTACGATAAGAACGCGCTCGCCCTGCCCCCGCAGCGAAAGCGAGACGAACATGGTAGTCTCACGCTCACGGCCAACGCTGACGCGATCGCCAGGCTGCTCGCCCACAAGGCAGTACAATCCAGGCCAGACATGGTAGAGTTACTTGGTGCCATCAAGCAATACCAGCACCTTGACAAGATGGTATCCACCTTCTACCAGCCACGTGTGGACGAGCACGGTGTGGCACACCCGGAGTTACGGATCTTCGGGACGGGGACGGGTAGACCCGCTGGTGGCCCGGACTCAGACCTCTTCGACAAGAGGAAGTCNAGCTATTCATACAACGTGCTCAACATACCCGAAGAGGCACGGTCCATATATGTGCCACACGATAGGCTAGATATAGCTAGCCTGCACGTCGCGTATAAGGAGCACCTGGATGACCTGAAAGACGACATCGAAGACTCTGCGGGGCAGGCCAGAGAGGGAGGAGAACTTCTGTAAGCTGTGCTGTGATTACAAGGCGAGTGTGTGTACGAGGTGTGGGCGGTGTGAGGAGTGTAGGTGCAAGCCGTGGTGCGAGAGGGGGGAGAGGGCGAGGAGATGAGCGACCGTTGCTTCGTGAGCGCTGATTGGATCAACGTCGAGGGACGCCTGACAGCACACTTCTCGGGCGACCCTGTCCTCACGGCTGAGCTGGACGCCGAGCTGTCCGGTGGTCACAAAGTCCACGCGCTGAATGCCGCGCTCATCTACGACATCGACCCGGCTGATGCTAAGACACACCTGGTCATGCTAAAGGGGCAGATGCGACCTGCCTACGATGCCGGTAAACGACAGACACACAGGTGGAACTATGGGGGTGGGCCACGGAACATGGCGGAGACCTTCTGGCTGCCCCTCGACTTCTGTAAGGCCGTGGACGCCAAGCTATCGGCAAAGTATAGCGGCGTGGCAGAGTGGAGGAAGAGGCTGGTGGATCATGTGTTCGGACTGTTCCTGTACGCGTGTGGGAACTGCAGCTACCAACAGGAGGAGAGAGGAACGTGCCCGAACTGCTCGCGGCGGGGCGTGGCTGTCCCGTTGCGGTATGCAGGCGTGGTGGAACAACCTGCTCGCATGCTCTACACGCCCTTCGGCAGGCTGCGTCGGTACCCTGGCAAGCGCAAGCACGGGATGAATGCAGTCGCGGCACAACTGCCACAGGGGTCCGGCGCTAGCATGTGGTATCGTACCTTCGATCTGTTGCACAGCCCGGGGATAGCGGGACCTCCTGGCAGGCTGGTCTGGGACACGGACGGCTATACTTACAGTGACCTGCTCACCGCTGCCCAGGACACGTTCGTGGTCGCTGGCACCTACGACTCCTTCCTGATGGAGTGTCCTACCAGGGACGCCGGGAAAGTGCTAGAATGGTTGGTCTGGTGCATGGAGCAACCATGGTCAGAGCTAGGCGGCAAGAGGTTCCCCGCGGAGGGCTCGGTCGGGGGGAATTGGGAGAAGTGGCATGAGCGGAACAACCCGGGGGGGCTCAGGGAAGTTGCCGTCAGACCTCTTAGTGTTAGTAACCCCTACATGTGAGTGCTGCGACGGCCGTCCAGCAACGATCTGCGATGACTGTTTCCAAGAGGGCTTGCAACGACATTACGAGGAGGGATTCCGCGATGGGAAAGAGAGCAGGGAAGACTAGCTTGAAGGTCGCGCCGATCGAGATAGACCTGCATGGTATCATGGCAGATAAGGTGGAAGTCGGCGTGACCTATGGCGTGCAGCGAGCGTATAAGTACACGAGTAAACCAGATGAGGCGACTATCATCGAGGCGATCCACAACGCGGTGATGAACGAGCTAGCAAACTTGTTCGTGTGGGGGGATGAGTAGTCATGGCATCACCTATCGTACCCCGTTCGTGGGATGCCCATCTTACTCGACACGAAGCTTGCAGTGGTGTGTTGACCTCCATGGGCGATGTCATCTGGTGTGCTAGGTGTGGGGAGGAGTGGCGCGGCAGCATGGCGCCTTACGCGAAGTGGCCGCCCCCGGGGGGTCGTGCTAGAGACGAATACGAGGCCCGCTTTGTAAGCTGCCCCAGCTGGCGCTGCTCCTGCTGTGGAGCCTACATTGAGTGAACTCTCCCTCCGCCCCATCCCCATCTGCCGCCACTGCAACCGTGAGCTGGTGATGGAGGCTGTGGCGAAGTACGGGGGGAGATTGTCTGTCGTGCTACGTTGCCCCAAGCACGGCACGTTCGATCCGATGAACAAGAGAGCGTATAGGCAGGCACTAGTAGGCAATAAACTACAGCCCACGGTGGGTCACAGGAGCCCGCGATAGATGTCGCGAGGTTATTGGGACACAAGTCGAGCGCGCCAGCTCTGGGGCTGGCAGTTCGGCTTTTATGTGTGTCGAGGTATAACTCGTGGCCGTTTCGAGAGGCGCTAACGTGTGGACAGCCTTGAAGTCTACCGGGAACAGTTGGACCAGCTCCTCGATGTTGCCATCAACGTCGAGGGGGACGAGGAACTTCTAGGGAAGGTCGTAGCACTCGCGAACATCACGCACGCGAATGCCACCCCGGCCGAGTGGGAGTCCCTTTGTCAGCGCATCCGCACGGTCTTCAATATCGATGAGCACGACCTCGCGCGGGCGTTGGGGGTAACGACACCACCCGACAAGAGTGTCCCGCTCGCAGCGCCCGTTTCTTTCGAGTCGTTGGTAACAGATGGGTGGTTCGGCCGGTACCTGGAATACACAGCCGAGTCAGAGGCCCCCGCGCAATTCCACTTCGGTGCGATGGCGGCGTGTATATCAGGGGCGCTGGCGAGACGCCCGCTGATCCAGTGGTCGGTGGCACCCACCTACCCTAACCTGTATGTACTACTGATAGGGCCTACAGGATCACGGAAGTCGTCGGCGATGAAGATGGCGGGGAGTCTAGTCACACGAGCGTTCCCGACGACCAACATCCTACCCTCCGAGGGCTCACAGCAAGGCTATGCACGAGCCCTACGACGCCGCTATGCCGAGACGGCCCGGGCCGCGGACGGCCTCATACTGGCATCCGAGTACGGCGTGCTGGTAGGTAAGGACAAGTATAAGACCGAGCTGGCAAAGTGGCTGACCGACTGGTACGACTGCCCGGACAAGTGGTCGAGGGCACTTTCCATGGAGGAGTTCTACGAGCTGGACAATGTATACCTGTGCCTGTGCGGATGTTCCACGATGAGTTGGCTGTTGGACCTGCCCCCCGACGCTGTGAAGGGCGGGCATCTACCACGCCACATCCCCTTCGAGGCGGCAGGGAGACGGCATCGAATGGCACTGCCCAAGTTCGATGAGCGGCTGGCCGCTGAGCTGATCGAGTCTCTGGGGGTGCGCCTCAAGACGGTCATGGAGCACATGGCGTTTGATCCCAGCGCCGAGAAGTATCTCGTGTCCTGGTATGAGGGCGAGCTATGTCGCCAGGAAGGGGCTACCCAGGATGAGCAGGTGCTGGCCTGGTACGCTCGCAAGCAGGCGCACGTTATCAAGTTGGCGGTCGTCTGGCAAGTCGCCGATGGTGGCCCGCCCGACGCGCTCCAGGCTGAGTGGTTGCATCGGGCACGACTTGTCCTTGACTGGTGCGATTCGACGGTGTACAATGTCTACCGGCAACTCGGTGTCACCGAGGAGGGCGCGCCCGTGGAGGCTGTGTTGAGGTTCATCCAGAGCAGAGGCGGAAAGGCTCAGCAGTCTGACATAGTCCGCGCGTTCAGGAACAGGTACAACGCCGGCCGGGTGAAGGGGGCGTTGCAGACGCTCGCGGCCGCGAGGATGCTGCTGGAACGTAAAGGCCCTGCCTGGTTGGGCTCGGTGTGGGAGGTGAGATGACGGAGTACCAGAAACTACACGAGCTAGCTGCCGGGCTGGGGGCCGCGATTCCTAACCGTGAGCTGACTACTGACAGCTACGGCTCCTACCTGCTACAGCTCATCGAGGCGTTGTATGATTATACCGAGCGACTAGAGAACAGGATCGCCGAGCTAGAGTTCCCCGGGATGGAGTATCCTGGTCCTGGTAAGGCGCGCGACGATGCCCAACCGAAGTAAACAGGGGGGTAAGGGGAAGAAGTCTCGTCGTGTATCTGGCCTCGGCGTGAAGCGAGTCCGCGGCAAGGCTAGTAAACCCCGCGGTATGATCGGCAGTTCGAGGATGTTTCCAGGTAGCTGGTGGCAGGGGCATGACTTTCTGGGGGGACGGTGAACACGGATAACATGGTAGTCAAGGACTACGGGTAAACCGGTAATTATCTATCAGGAGGGAACACATGAAACTCATCCACATCCGTCTGAACGGACCCGGGGGGTATGCCATCCCCATCACCTTCTCCGACCTGTTCATCTTCGGGGGGCTGCATAAGCAGCGAGCAGGTGACACAGTCGAGGTGCTCACCGCATTTATCGACCGCTGGAAGCACTGTAAGGTCCACTACAACGACCTCACCGCGCCCACCCCGGGCAACGTCGTGGCCGCGCTGCGGCAACTCAGGACCTGGGCGGGGGAATGTCCTGATGAGAGCTGGGAGGTCGAGGTGAAGGAATGCGTGGCACCGTAGCTAAGAGACTTCGTGACGAGGCATCCGTCAGGGCGACCAGCCGTGACATGCACATCCTGCATGTCGGCCGCAAGGGGGACAGAGATACGATCATGTACGCGCCAGGACATCCCCGACGACTCTACCAGGACATCAAGACATGGTACAAGCGGTCGTTCACTTCTACCAGGACGTAGTCATGGACTGCCCGCTGTGCAGTGGGAAGCTAGTTGTGATACACTGCAAGTTGGTGTGTCCCTGGTGTCACCTTATCGTGGAGAACTGCAATGGAGACTGACCATGCCTAAACTCACGAATGCTACATGTACCCAGACCTTCTACCTTGCGTTAGCGATCTGGCGGGAAGCACGGGGAGAGCCACAGCTTGGTAGGACTGCGGTGGGGTACTCCATACTCAATCGCGTGGCCCGACCATCGTGGTGGGGCCGCACAGTTGACGAGGTCATCACGAAGAAATGGCAGTATTCGTCCCTGACTGATCCCCGCGACAAGCAGCTCACTCGCTGGCCCTTGCTCAGTGATACCTCCTGGCAGGAGTGTCTAGGCGTGGCGATGCAGCTCTTGTTCCCGGGGGTCGCCGCCGCGCCAGTAGACAATCCCGTCCCCGGCGCTGACTCGTACTACGATGTAAGTATCACCGCCCCGAAGTGGACCGTTACAGCTCGCAAGTGCGGGCAGGTGGGACGGATCATCTTCTACGATGTTGACCATGACTACGAGAAGGAGGAGAAATGAAGCGCGCGATCGTGATAACCGTGATCGAACTGGTAGCACTGGTAGGCTGGCTAGCGATGGGGGGATTCGGAGTCGGCCCGGCACTCTTCCTACTGGCCGGACTCATTGGCGAGCACGTCGTGTCGAGTAGGTTGAGGGGCGGGCTAGGCAAGGTCGTGGCACTCAGCGGGTCCGAGGCGATCATCTGGGTCCTGTGGCTGGCTATCGCCGGGGTGAATCCTGTAGCAGCCGCCATCTTCCTCTTCGCCACCATGTTCGTGCAGCACAACGTCGAGCTGAGTTCGTTCTCGGAGACGCCCATCAAGGGCTTCCTGTTCAACCGCCGGTCACTCGACATCACCGCGCTGGAGACGGTCGGGGGAGCAGTGTGGTTGGCGCTTGTCCAGGCCGGCCGGCCGGTGATCGGGGCGATCGTGCTGGCTGGTACGCTCCTGTTTGAGCACATTTCACAGGGTAAGAAGCTGGGGGTGCTGAGTAATCATGGTTGACCTCTGGCATGGCAAGCCCGTGACTGAAATGGACCGCGAGGAACTTATCAAGGCCCTACGTGACTCTTGGGCGCTGTTTCATGCGGAGCGGGCCGTGCATAGCCACCAGCTAGACTTCATGCTAGCTACTGGCCCGCCCGATAGCCAGCTCGTGCCGCCCCCGACACCTGCCGACCCTTGATCCTGAAGACCTCTTCGTTGGCCCAGGCGTGGACTCGGCCGCGCCACTTGGCCTTGAGGTCATCGGGGATGTCATCCTCCAGGCGGCGCTCGACGTAAGCTCTCCGCTCCTCGGCGGTTCGGTTCGACATGTCTACCAACCCCGCCGCGATGTTCCGTGCCAGCTCGCGGGCTTCTACCTCGTCGTCACGGCCGGGTCGCATCTTCGCGGCGCGCGCGAGCGGTGACGGTCCCACCAATGGCTCCTGACCAATCCCCATGAGAGCCGTGTATGTGGCATTCGCCCAGGGCTCGCGGAAGGGGCGGGGGCCTGGCACACCGCTAGCCAGCTCCTTCGCGAGCGCGATAGGCTCGGTCAGAGGGAGGATCTTGGGGATGGCTGCTGCCACACGGCGCTTGACCTTCTCACCGCCCATGGCTGTCTCAGCTACCTGGATCTGCTCACCCGTGCGAGAGACGCGAGGGGAGCGGCCCGTCGCGAGAATCCATGCGCCTTGCGCGCCCGCATGGACCCGACCCGTGATTGCATTCGCCATGCCAATGGTCCAGTCACCTACCAACTCTAGCCCTCTATCACCCCGCGCGATGCCGTCTATGAGTGCCTTCGCGCCTGTGTAGACGAGCGCGCGGCCATGCAACGGCGAGATGTTGCGAACCTTGAAGCTGACTGTCCGGTCAGTCGGCTTGCCCGCGAAGCGGTTAGGGTAGACCACGATGTCGTCCGCCGAGTGGCCCTCTGCCATTAGCTCCCACGTCCACTTGCCGGTCATAAACTTGTTGATGAGCGCAGGGTAGAGGATCAACATCTCGAAGTTGTTCCAAACGAGGTTCCAATGGATGTCCCGCCACATGTGCTCGCCGATGAATTGGGCAGCGGCTTTGGAGCTACCCTGCTTGACACCTTCCATGATCGCACGGGAGGGGACCGTCGCGAGGTCGGTGAGTGGCCGGGTCCCCTCGTATAGGAACTGAGCAGACGACCTCAACGACGAGACTAGCGCAGCCGCGAACGGGTCGCCTACAACAGGGATGTTACGGAGCATCTTCACGGCGGTGGGCGCGAGGGCTTCGACGTAGGTGCCGGAGCGAGCGTTGACCTCGTAAGCAGCCTCCGCCACGGTGACCGGCTTGCCATCCATCTCGGACTGTATACGGATCGCCTCGGCCAGGATAGTACGCAACCGCGTCTCGAAGCCGGCAGGGAGTGGGAATGGGATAACCCCGCCGCTCTTCCCCTCACCGGGCGGACCGAACACCCGCCACTTCGGCCAGACGATCTCGGTGAGACCCTCGATAGCGTGAAGTGTCGCACGCCCTATCGGCGACTCCCGCATCTGATCGCGGATAGCTTGAGTCTTGATGGACTTGTCGGCGAGCGTGTACTCTTCTAGCTGGCTAGTTCGGAGCGCCCCGTACTTTGCGTTCTCCTGGTAGGCGGCGGTCCACTTCGGCCCCGACATGCTGCGGGCTTCCTGGTAGAGCGCCCACGTCTTGCCGATCGCGGTACGCGCAAGTAGCCGGCGCGTTCGCGTGGACAGCACCTTGGCAATAGCCGGGTGGGCAAGGGCGTTACCGAACACGATAACCGAGTGGCCGTAACCTTCGGCGGGTGATGCCAACTGCCAACCTGTCATCGTCCGTGTGAACGGCCCTATCCACGGGACCTCGGAAATGTTGTAGCCGGGGATTCCCTTGGTTGCACCGGGGACCCCCTCGCCGAAGTAGCCGGAGACAAGGTTGTAGGTGTCAGCGACGGGTTTGGGCACGCGAATCTCGCCGGATATGAACGCGCCCTTTTCGGTGCGAGAGAGCAGCTTACCCTTCAATTCAGCGGCGAGAGTAGCACCTTCCGCCCCCACAATGTCCGCAGCGATCTTCTTACCGAGAGTCGTCGTGCGAGTGACAGTTTCATGGAGCTGTGGCAGGCGAACGGTGATGGATACTACCGGCACTGCCTTGCCGCCGAACATGACCTCCTTGGGGATCTCACCTGCAACAGGATCAACCTGTACCTTATGCCGCATGACCTCTTCACGGAACTCGTTATACTTGGCCTTGCCGTAACGGTCGGTCATATCCTCGGTGAGGATCTTCTCGAAGTCACCAAGGTATAGTTCCTCTGCTGCTGTGAGACGGCGGGCTGCACGCGCGCGCTGAGCACCAGGCTGCATGCGGCGTCCACCGGCACCGTAGCCTATAGTACGTACCTCTCCCAGGTTGATGAACTCGCCTTCCAGCGCCACGTATCGTCGTAGGCTAGCATGTCGCGTAGGATCAAACCTGATGAGCGGGACATATATGCCAGGCCGCTTGGTTGTGATCCCTGCTGGCTCAAGCCACTTCTCTAACTCAGGTTGGATAGTGGACTTGTAGGCTTCGACCGCTTCGGACATGCCCTTGCGAGTCATAATGCGAGTTCGTTCGAGGTCGGTCAGTCTTGTCAGCTTGACATTGGGAAAGAGATCCGGCTGGGCGAGAGCATGTGCCGCGGCATCGTCGAACGCGAGGCGGAGGAAGTCGTCTGCCATGTCACCAGTCTTGATGTAGGTCTTGTACCAGGGCTTGACCCGGTTCTCGATGAAGTTGAACCGGACCGCGCCCTTGGCAGCGCCGACTTCCATCGCGTGTGCGAATAGGGGACGGGCGTTGGGTTCGTCCAGGAGCCACCAGTGCTGGGGCTTAGCGCCGAACTGTGCTTCCCAGGCGGTGCCGAGGCCGGTGAGGAATGATTCGACTCGATGCGCGAGCGCGGGGATAGCCGTCGCACCTGTAGACGACTTCAACACGTTCGAGACGATATTGCNTACATCGAGACCCGTCGCAGCGGCGAGTGTCTCGCCACCGCCNCCTGACATGATAGAACCCATGAGGTCGGTGGGGGGCAGCTCCAAGGTCNTCTGGTCGCGGAGGACAGCGTATACCTGCTCCGGCGATAGTCCCTCCACCTCGACAGCCTTAGCTAGTTTCTCGGACATGGTCTTGAGAGCCTCATCGATGAGAGTGAGGCGAGCGGGGAGGGGACCTTCGCGTGTGGCTACATCAGCGTCGAACGCCGCCCGTGCCTCCTTGATAGCCGCGAGTCGATCGGGGATGGACTTGGTCGCATCGAGGGCGGTCTCAAGAGGCACGTCCCAGGTACCGGGCGGACTATATGGCGGGATCTCACGGGGCTCGAAGACGGACGAGGGCACGAGTGGGTGGGCCTCGGCCTGGGCGGCAGCTCGGCTCTTGATGACTTCATTAGCGGCCTTGACTGCGGCAACGGGATCTAACGGCGCGATGTTGTATGGGTAGACATCAGCGAGGGCAGCGGTCGCCTCGGCAGGGGTCTCTCCCTTACGCAGCTTGATGGTGGGTACATCCTTGTTCATGTTCAAGTCGACGAACGCGCGGACGGCCTCGGGGGAGGGGCGGGGGATGGCAGGTGGACCAGCCGGTGACACGGCCGTCTCAGGCGTGGACGGTACGACCTCCTTGAGCGCAGCCTCACCCCCCGTGCGCTTGAACTTCGCCAGGAGTCCCACGTTGATCCCGAACTCTAACGGTCTGTCACGGATGACCCCGGACGGATCAGTGATCGTGTCGTACATCGACTGGACAGGACCCATTACCAGCCCCTTCGTAGTCTCCCAGCGCGGGCTATCGGCCTCGGCCTTGGTCGCGGCAGCCTTGGCCCGCAGCTCTTCCTGGTAGAGCATCTGGACTTCGAGAAGGTCAGGGAAGGGACGGCCCGCTGCGCGCTCCTCGGCAGAGATACGTTCTGCATCTGCCTTGGGGACGACAGGCAGGTCGAGGAATAACGACTGTGGAGCCTGGACGAGCCCGGCTATGATCTCGGTGGCTTGCTCACCCATCAACTTGGCAGTCTCGACGGGATGTAGCAGTGCCTGTCCTATCATCTGCGGCGCGTTGAGAATGGAACGACCCATCTCAGCGCCGGGCATGCGAGTCAGAGCTGCGGGTGGGATAGCGCCAGGCGCTGTCCTCTCTGGGATAATGAGCCCTGGGCTACGAGTAGGCCCGGCTTCGCCGCCACCCGCAACAGGATACCCCGCCTGTAGCCTTGCCATCTTGGGACTCGCCGCGGCGAGGACACCGTTCTCTAGTGCTTCCAGGTCCTCCATCGCACCGGCCGATGCCAGCTCGGTGAGTATCTCATCCGGCACGCCGTCCGCGATGACCTGCCGGATCTCCTCATCCGATAGGATGCGGCCCATTACTTCTCCGCAGCAGCAGCAGCCTTGCCACCTTCAGTCTTGGCGGCGCGGATCTTGTCGAGTATGCCCTGCGCGCCGGGGCGGAGCACGGGCGCAGCGGCCATCTGCTGAAGAAGTTGCGGATGCCACTTCGCGAGGAATTGCTCGGTGCCAGCCGGCATCTTGGTGATGGCGTACTTGATTGCGGATGCCTGTTGCGCAGGGTTGTAGTTGGTAGGGACGGTCTCTAGGACGCGATTATCATTCTCATCGAACCGCTCGATCAAGGTCTTGTCTACGCCGGGCTGGTTGAGCAGGTAGGCGTTGAAATGGCCGGTGAAGAGCCTATCGAACGCGGGCGTGTTGGCGATACCGAGCTGCCCGAGGTCAACCTCGATAGGCGTGGGCTGGCCCTTCTCGTGGATAGCGGCGAACTCCTTGGCCTTGGTCTTGCCCGCAGCGGCGGCGATAGCTCGCATGTCGAGGCCGACTGAGGCCCCCAACGCCTGCTGCGAGTCGGAGATGTCGGTGCCGCGAGTGCCCGCCTCCACAGCCATGCCTTGTAAGGTGTTGATCGTCTGGATGAGATCACGGCCACTAGCTGCCTCGGGGAGCTTCCCCTCGATGGCGATGCGCTTCTTCTCGTCATCACTATACTTGATACCTGTCTTCTGTTCGATAGCGGAGACAGCATCCAACATGGCCGTGGCCTCGGCTGCGGCAGTCTTCGGCTTGACCTTGGCAGCGGCGAGTTGCTCCTTGGTCAGCTCGGTCTGGGCGAGGCTAGACGCCGTCGCTGCCTGCTCGCGGAGCACGCTGGGGGGCTCCTCGCGGGTGATGGTCTTGCGAGTCCTGCCAGGTGCGACAGCAATCCCCATTTCGCGGGTCACGTCGGGGGTGACGGTGGGGGGCAGGGTCTCCTGGGGGAGACCGCCCAGGACAGGGCCTAGGATGGAACGTAGCTCAGGGTCAGCCTGCACGCCGTTGATGAGTGCCTCCTGTTGATCCTTGGATAGCTCGGCACCCTTGAGGATGAGCTGGAGACGACTCGCAGCATCCTCGCGGCGCTTCTGCTGTTCCTTTTCCTTCTGCTGGCGGCGCAGCTCTAGCCCGCGGGTGATGGAGTCAGCTAGCTGCGGCCCGATCTGACCGTAGAAGTCAGGGCCGTAGGATTCGCCGGGGCCGAGAGGGGGGTAGTAGATGGGCATTTACTTTTTGCCGCCCATAGCCGGCGCCGCTGCCATCAACCCCTGCCCCATCATGCTACTCTTGCCAGGGCGGTAGCTAGGCTGGTAGAAGGGCAGGCCGGAGATCCCACCTGCCGCGCCCTGGATGGCCTGGAGGGGGAACGCCTGTTGGAACTGTGAGCCTTGGAGGGTCTGGCCAATGGGACCTTCGAGTGCGCCAAGCATCTGACCAGGTAACCCCAACGACTGTCCCACGGCCGCACTCCGCGCTGAGATCGCCGCTGGCAACGCGCCGCCGTAGATGTTCGCCATGTTCTCGCCTAGCCCGGCCTCTAACCCACCTCTCAGGTTACTGAGCTGTTCGAGCATGTTCGAGCCACTCAAGGTGCCTGTGAACGCACCCTGCTCGCGTAGCCCCGCCGCGCCACGCTCGAAGCTACGCTCCAGCCCGGGTCGAAGGTAGGATTCGATCTGGCCTGTGAAGTTAGGGAGATATCCGGTCGCCGCGCCTTCGGTCAGGCCCGTCAACCCCTGTCCAAACGCGCTCCCTACGCCGCCCAACTGTGGCATGAGTGAGCTGAGGAGCGCCTGCTGTCCCACGTCAGCCTGGTACCCCGCGCCCGGCGTGAAGCCACTGAAATCCAGGTTCTCCAACCCCCGTCCTGCTGTCTGGCTGAAGATGTTGAGGAGGGATTCGAGCCCGGCAGGGAGCTGAGGCGAAGGGTTACGCCGTCCACCCTTGCCGCCCATCATCCCACCCACGAGGGAGGTGGCGATAGGGATGACATACGGTGCGGCAGCAGCCCAACCCATCTAGCTACCCTCTTGGGGGATGCCTAGATCATCCCGGTGGATCTCGTACCAGTAGGTATCCTCGGCGATACCATTATAGTGTACCTGACCCCGGATGAGACCTCTACGCACCATCCCCATGCGCTCCGCCAGACTCTGAGCTGCCTCGTTGGTCGTGCGAACGAACCCGTCGATCACGAGGAGGTCATTGGTAAGAATGGCGACTCGGGCTGCGGCCTCCCAGAGGGCTCGCACACGAGACTCAGGTGCAAACTCCTGCGTGGTATCCCACTTCGCAGTGAATACCTGCGCTCTCCAGCCGGGGACAGTGTACAGGAACGCGAGCATCCCCTTCCCGTCCTCCAGGTCGAAGACTAGATTCATGGGATTACAGAACTGGCTGATATACCACTGGCCGGGGTTCTGATAGACCTTGTTCTCGTCGGGCCAGAAGTCTTCTACATGACTCACCTTCGCGGCAAGTATCTTGTGCTCCTCGACATCATTCGGCGCGACTATGCGTAGACCTGGAATCTTAGCCACGGTACACCCTCAACCAGCGGTCATGGCCTAGCTCGTCACACGCGAAACATCTCGGGCGGATACATACCCGCCGTACACGAGCAAAGTAGACCACAGTCTCCTCCCAGAGGTGGAATCCCAACTTACATAGTATCCTACTCAACCTTCGCCTCACACGCCCGAACTGCACGTACTAGCTTCCTGCCATCGCCACTACGCAGATACCGTCCAAACGCACAGTCCACACACGAGCTGAATGTACTGTGACACTGATCGCATTCCAGCGAGACGCTACAGATGGAGGCGGAGGATGGCGTCTGGACTGGTGTCTGTGTCATGGCTAACCACCGATATCCTGTGACCGACACGGCACTGGTCAGAATCGCCAGCCATACGCCAGGTAGATTAGGTAGATTGGGTCTCATCTTAGACATTCGCTTGCCCACTCCCTGCGATAGAGAACTCCAGCCGGAGTCCCCATATCTGCATGTTGTTGCTATTACCGTTCGACACTCGTACCTGGAACCAGGTGCCCGGGAGTACAGTCGTGTAGGTCTTGGTTACAATGCGACCGATACTCGTCCCTCCGCCTACACTACCACCCGTGCTGATGTTCAGCCATGTCATCCCACCATCGGTAGACACCCCTACTGTCGGCACCCACGAGCCGACGTTCTTGAAGATGACATGTACATCTTGTAACACCAATGTCGTATGTGAGTCGAGCGGCTTACCGGTGGCGGAGGTGAGGTCACCGGGAGCGATAGCAGCAGTGTAGTACGTAGCCCCGATAGGCGCACCCGCGTCGGTCGTCGCAGAGCCGTCGATGTGCCGGGTCGCGCCACCGCTGGTACCGATGACAATCGTCCGGCCAGATGCCGACCCTAGCATGGAGGACCAGGTGGAGAATGGCAGGTTGGTCCACGTGCCATACACACCCAAGCTAGTCCACGTGAGTGTCCCGGTCGTGGCGAACGGCGTGGCCGCGGTGATCGGCGTGCCGTACAGATATGGTCCATACAGCCTTCGCTCCCGCACGTTGAACACCCACTCCTCGGTGGGGTAGACCGCGCCATCGAGCGGCAAGAAGAGATGGATCTCGTGCTGGCCGGCATCGTAGTAAGAGTGCGCGAGCGTTAGTGATGTAGGCGTGATTCGCGGGACCAGGGTCAAGGTAGACTCGTTCGCAACTGGCAACAGCCCCCTCCCGCCATCGTAGAGGTAGAAGCCGTCATGTCCCACGAAGAAGTATAGGTCAGGGGTGACCTGGGTGAGCGTGCGAGGGCAGAGCAGCCCGATACCATCCGTGTCGATAGTGTCCCAGCGATAGGGAGACTGGACTACTCCTGTCGGCGTCCCCACCGCGATCGAGCCGCCGACTGCATCGCCTTTGAACACGCAGATGTTCCCGCCTATCTTGACCGCGTTGACGATAGGGAACGCATCGTCGTCGAGGTCGAGAACCCCACTGCCCGTTCCTGTGAGCGTCTCGGGGTTGCCGACGATCGAGTAGTAGACACGTTGGAACTTTCGGGGCGTGCCTGCGAGAGTCAGGTCGATCACGTTGAAGTATAGTCCCCGCCCTCGATGACCTATGAGAGCCTTGGCACCCCTCAACTTGGCGGCTACAGACGCCATCGTGGTGGCCGCTGTTCCCCCACCGGTATACTTGTAGACATCATTCACACCGTTGCAGAAGATAAGTTGGTTAGCCTTGGTGACTCCCCCGGCTAGCCTCACCATAGCGAATGCCCAGGTGTCGTTGGCGGTGCCGGTCTGGCCACCGACAAGACTCGTCCAAGTCACGCCGTCGTCATACCGTACCGTCGTGCTGTCCCCTCGGATAGCCTCGGTCACGCCGTCATCGAAATGCGCCAGGAACAGGCCATTCACCGGGCTCGCACCTACGAATGTCCTGAATGCGATGGAGCCTAACCGGGGCTGGGCCAGGTTGTTCACGAGCCGGCAGTTCTCGGTTCGGGGTGTGGCAGGACCAGACACACGCAGCTCACGGGGCAGCAACGCCTCCGAGGGCGGATCGAGCATGACAGTCCCCTGCCCGAGGTTCGTGAGCGAGAGAGTGAGACCGCCGGTACGCACTAGAACTGTATCCCCCAGACTGCGGCTACGGCGAACGTCGTATCGACTGTGCTGCGGATAGGATCGACCCCCACGGTCCAGCCTAGCCGTGAGTGTCGAAGTGGCCGGGGCATGACAGCGAACCGGACTGGCCTATCCACCCACGCGCGAAATGCCAACTGCGCGTCGTTGCTGAATTGAACCTCGTCCTTGACGTGCTCTGGCTCCAGCTCGATCCGCTGNTCCCACTCCTCGCCAGATAGACTCACGAACACCGAGGTCTTGTACTTCGGCTGGCCGTTGGGGAGGATGGCCAGCGAGAAGTAGGTCTCCGCTGACATCCCCATCACCTGCACAGGCCCGGTGGGGCGCGTACCTACAGGCACGTCCACACGGACGGCGGGTGAGTCACACGGGATGATCGTGGTGATGGGTACCTCTACCTGGACGGTCTTGGTGATGGTACGGGTCAGGACGACAGGCTTGACGCCGGCCTCGATGGCAGCGGGGGGTAGCTCCATCCGCTTCGCTAGCTCCTTCTCCTTCACCACAAGGGCGTCTCGGTAACCGGCTGCCGCCATCTCCACCTTGGCCTGGGCGGACTTGAGCGCATCGACCTCTCGCTTGTTACAGCCCTGTTGTAGCCCCGCGCCTGTGGCTAGCAGTACCAGCCCAGCCACGCCCAAGGCCAGCAACTTCACGCTACGTCGTAACATGCGATCTCCTACGTCGGTGCTTATGATTAGTCCACGCTGGACAGTCCTCGCCCAGCTCGGAACATTCCCGGTCCTCCTCCCAGGAAGCCCTACCTACCATCTCCGCCTCTTACGACGCAGGTCAGAGAGAGTTACCATGGCCAGGGCAGCCGCACCTAGTAGCACTAGCATCACGACCGACATCGCCTACCTCGTAATGTGGACCAGGAGTTGCTTGGTCCTGTCTAGTACCTCTTCTAATACTAGCACGTCTTGTTGGCAGTGCAGCACGATCTCACGGAACGCCTTCTTATCCCCGTCAGCCGCGGCCTGCCACATCTCACGGGGGACATCGTACTTGCGGTTCTTGGTCCGCAGGTCTTCGCTCACAGCGGCCAACGAGTGCCCTGCCGTCGCGCATCTGTGAGCGTGCGTGAACTTCATGTCAATGTGCATCTTCCCGAAGAATGGCGCGATTCCATACCTGGTGGCCTTGGCATCCAGGAACCGCACGTCGAATCGCTTGCCGTACCAGGTGGCGAGGATGTCTACGCTATCCCACATCTTACGGATATCGCGTAGACACTTCTCCTCGTCCCGCAGCTTGAAGGCTTCGTAGATACGGACCTCCTCCTCGCCCTGGAACTTGAAGCACGCACACAAGAGCCGACCGAAGCTGGCGTTGAGACTGGTCGATTCTATGTCGAAGCATGCGATGTTGAGCGGCATTACTCCACCTTCCCCATTCTGGCCATTTCTAGCCTCATGTCACGGATCTCTCTCAGGATCTCCGTGTCCTTAGCAGACGAATCCGCCATCTTGACGATCGCCTCTACCGCGCGGAGATCGTGCTTCTCCAAGGCTTCGCACATCTTCTTGGTGGCATGGGAGACGATGGTTAAATGCTCCCGGTCGGTGGAAGAGAACCCATTCCCCCGTTTCTGCCGCCACATGGTATAGGCAATGAATCCGCCTAGGGCTAGTCCAGCCCCTGAGGCGTTGCTGATGANCTGTAGGAACTCATTCATGGACACCTCACACGGGTAGTCGCTTGGATCGAAGCCAGTCGTAGAGGCTGGGTGGAATCTCCGCCTCGCACATGATAAGAGGGGTGTTACCGGTGTCCTGGATGTTGCACTTCCTCCCCTCCGAGTCGAACACGTCGAAACTCACGGAGATGAGCAGGTGGCTGATCCTGCGCCCGCGGTTAGCTGTGGCGGCAGGTGTCACAGGCTCTCTTGCATTAGCACCAGCTTCTACATCGGCACTCATACAGGTCTCCTTTTACGGAACATCCACGTCGGTGAATCCGACCGTGCCAGAGAGCGCCCCGATCTCCCCGTCCCGCACGGCACGGCGGATCTGGTCTCTGATCCATCGCTTGGCGAACTGGGCCTTGGTGACGCCCAGCGCGGCATTCCAGCCACCGAGGGCAGCGATGCCGTCGAGCACGCGAGTGAGCTGGGCATCCGGGATCGTGATGGTGAAGCTGGCCATAGTTGCTCTCCTATACCTGAATGCCCTGGGTCCGGTCGAACTTGTAGACGGTGCCGTTGGCGGCGGCCCCACCGTTGGCCCCAGGTAGGCCGGTACCAACACCTGCGCCGCCATTGCCAAACGTGCCTCCGAGTGCTTGGTACGTGACTCCGTTGCCGAAGGAATCCGAAACGATGTAGAGCAAGCCACCCGCTCCTCCACCGCCACCCGCTCCTCCGCCTGCGTTGCCGCCGGTTCCGGCTGCACCGTTGCCACCCTTCGCCCCGTCAGCGCCGATCACCCCACCGGTTCCAGTGATAAACCTGGCCCAGATACCGAGGACTCCAGCCGAGCCGCCACCACCTCCACCACCGCCCCCTGCCGCGGCCCCAGGAGTATCGCCGCCACCGGCCCCACCTCCACCGCCGCCAGCACCACCTTGAATAAAGGCGATGGATGTCCGGTTCATGGTCGTGGCGC